GTAAAAGTATATCCCATTATGTCATATCTAAAGTTTTCTCTAGTCATTCTTACTAATACTTCATCTTTAGCAATTTCTTTTTTTGAATCAAATCTTGGAAGGATTTCATCTGCTACGTCTTCTGCTTCTTCTAAATCTTTTTGAGTTTTTTGGTAAACAGACCAAGTAACTCCTTCTTCTGATAGGGCAGCAATTATGTCCGCTTTGTTTTTTAATCCTTCTACTTCAACCGCAAAATCTTCTGCAATTTGCTTTAGCTCTGCGACCTTTAACGCTTCAAAAGACATATAATCTCCTTTGTCTAGGTTATTCAATTATAGCATTGATAAATTTAAATGAAAAGCCCCTAATAAAAATTAGGGGCCTTTCTTGCAAATCTACTTCAAAAATTAAATTATGAAGCGACCTTAACGTTCTTAACGACTACCCAAGCGTCAGCCTGCTCGATTTGTACGCCTACACGTGTGTATAGAGTGTACTCGATGCTGTCCTTGCGTGGCCAGAAGAAGCGGTAAACAGTTACGTCACGCTTGATACCAATAACTACGTTATTTGGGAATGTCAAGTGGATATCACCGTGTGAACCAGCTGCTCCTGAGTATGAACCAGTTTGTGTCTCTGGAAGAAGTGGAACTTCAACAATTGGAATACCGAAAGCATATGGTGCTACGTATCCTGCTGGACCTCCAAGAACTGGGACATCACCACGGATAATGCCAGATGCAATATCTTGTGGGTTAACATTTTGAATGTTTTGTGAAGTTGCATATAGATAATCCTGGATCAAGTTTGAACCTGATAGGAATCTAAGATCTGTACGGCGCTGCTTGTACTTACGAGGAAGTGCCTTTAGCGCTGAGTTGAATACTGCACGGGAGATATTAGCTCCTGCTGCATCAACTACGTGTGCACTGGTCTTTGCCTTCTTTACAACACCATTAAATGACTTGTAAAGTGCATCACCTGTGAGGGCTGTGTCACCGTTAAGAATAACATCTTCGATGTCATTTCCTGCCTGTGTTGCCATCAAACGTGCAATATGATCTTCTAGATCAGCACCTTCAATATTGTCTTCAAGAGACTCTGTTGAAAGTTCCCAATCCATACGAAGCTTCTTTGTTGTGAGAGAGATCTTTGAGAAAGTTACTGCTGAGTTAGCAGCATCATTATCACCTTCGGTTGCAAGCTTCATAAGCTTCTCACCAACGGACATACGATCAATCTCGGTTGTGTCTGCCTTCATTCGAACTGTACGTGCTACTTTACCGATAACGGTTGCATCGAACATGTAATCAAGGAAGCGAGCAGACTGTTCTGGATTGAGGAGACCACCGTTGCCGTTTTCAGAGGCTACGTGTACACCTGTACCACCAGTTGTAGAGGCAAATGTACCAGTGGCTGTTGTGCCAGCGGCAATTGCTTTCTCTAATGTTTCATTGCTCATTTATTTTTCACCTACCTTATTTTAGTTGAATATATCATTCACGGAACCGAGGAAAGAACCGTTCCATTTGGATTTCTTGATTGTTACTTCCTGAGACCCGCCAAGGTCCGAGGACTTCTTAATTGCAGTCTCTGATTCTACTGCATCGACACGCTTTTGTACACCATCAATCGTGCTCTTGATATCATTTACAGCATTTGATAATGCTGTGTGTTGTTCTGCCAACTCTGAAATTCTTGCATCAACGCTCTTGCTAAATGTTTCTACTGTTTCTTTAATAGCGGAAACCTGAGCAGCATTTGCTTCTGATGCCTTTGTAAGAGTGTCTGAGAAAAAGCCTTTAAGATCGCCTAACATCTTTGCAAAATCAGGTTCATCAACCTCAACTTCTGATACGTCGGCTGCTTTTTCCAGAGTTTCGGCAGAAGCGTCTGCTACTGCTTCAGCAGGAGCTTCAGCTACTACTTCTGCAGCAACTGGTGTTTCTTCTGCAGCTACAGCTGTTTCTTCAACGACTGCTACTGCTTCTGTATTTTCTGACACTTCGTTACCTCCTTCTGCGTTTGCCTGTTTTGCTAATTGTGTATCAGGCAACGTAAATCTTGATTGCTTATGTGCATCAAGAATCTTTTGTATTTCTTTTGCTTTATTGACATCTGTTTTTTCAACCCAACCTATTAGCTCTGCTGGCTTTCCAGATACTGGCGATTCAAATGTTTTTTCTGTTGAAAGAAAAACTGAATCACTATCTTCGCAATAGAAAATATTTTCTGTTACTGTCTCTGCAGCAATCCCTTTAAATAAAAGTTGACCATTCATTTTTTGAATGGATAGAATGTTACAAAGTTCATTTGCTGGAGAATCTACTACTGACAACTCCATCAATGCATAATCTTTAATAAATCTTACTGTTTGACCTGTAGACTTATTTACTTCATTATCTGACTCGATAATTTTTCCGCCAATAGAAAATCCTGATAGTGTGCCGTCAAGAATCTTTTCCCATGTGTCTTGTGCGCCTTTTGAAATATATGCATCGACATATACTCCATTATAAAATTCTCCGCTCTTTGGATCATAAAATGTTTCTGGTTTAAATGAAACCATCTTACCAACTGCATTAGATCCATGCATCTCACGAATATTGCCACGGAAATTTTCAAATGCTTTTAAAGAAGCTTCGGCTGTAACCATATCTCCAGTTTGATCAACGTTGTCTAACGTTGCAAATCCAGACACAGTTCTCTTTTCACGGTTGACCTTAGTAAAAGGCACAGACAAGCTAATGTTGTCGCCGTGGCTAGACCATAAAGATTTCTCAATATTCATATGCTTTATTTTATACTTTTATATATCATAACGCAAATAATAGTTAACTAGGTCTAGTCGACTTGCCGTCCGTCGCCCTTGGCATTTCGGCCTTCTCCAGAAACATCTGGGGCATTTGCCTCTCTATCCTGAGACCTTTGTCTACTATTCATGGCTTGAGCTTTAATTTCTGCTGCCTGGGCTTGAAGGTCTACAACCTTATCCCCGCCCTCTAAAGGAATCATACCCTTTCTAATTCTAACTTCATTAGGGGTAATTACCTGCATTCTTAAATATCTTTCGTCAATCTTGGACTGAGTATCTTCATCTGTCAAGGTCAATTCATTGAATTTAAGTACTAGGGCATCTGTTTTTTCTTCAAATATCTTATTTATTTTCTTTTCAAGAATTAATTGTGCTGGTCTGCATACCTGCTCTTTAAACATCTTATCTGCGTCTCTGGCTGATGCAAGACTAACTCCCTCTGGAACTCCAATTTTATTTATTGGAACTCTGTGGGCTAACAATATTTCATCTCTATTTGATTTACGATATTTTTCAAACGAGCCTTCTTGATTTCCTGCTTCAATTGGCTCCATCTTAAATTCAACTTTTGAATCTTGGGTATCAGCTGGAAGTGGAACATACAAAGATCTATGGTTTTTGCCTTTTAGACCAACCTGGAAGAATTCTAATAATTTACGCTCAGACTCTGGGGAAAGCTTTGCACCCTTAACAGTAATAATATATCTTGGAACAGCTTTATTTTCAAAATAATCTAAGTTGTATCTTCCAGAAAGCTCATTTCCAGTAAGAGCAATTTGTGAAGCTATGATATCTGGAATACCATAGTAGTTGTTCATTGGAGTATACTTCTTTAAATGTATAATTTCATTAGGTCGATCTTCTTGTCCAGCAATAGGATTCTCAGTATTAGAATCTCCAAAGTTTCTGAAGAACACTGCCTTACCGTAAAGAAGCTGAACAAACCCATCTCTTAATCTACGAACTCTCATAGTCTTTGCTGGGATGTGTCCAATATATCCTATGTTGCCTGTTGCTGTTCTGCCAATTTCAATAAAACCATTTCCAGTAGCTTCTAAGTCAGTATACACCTTAATTAAAGTTTGAGTAAATGTATCTTCATCATTAGTTTCATCTAGCCAGTTATGTAAATCCTGTCTTAACTTATTTAACTTTCTACGTGCTCTTTCTAGTTGTTTTTCATCTGTAATAGAGTCAAATGCATCATTTGTTTTCTTTGTTTCAATAAAATCGTAACCAAGTCCTACGATGTTTGCAACCTTAGCATTAATTGCTGCATAGTTGTATGTAGAAATTTCATAAACTTTTGATAAATATTCAAGGTTATATGGAGGCTCAATAAGATCAAACATTGCATAACCAGTAATTGCTTGTGCCAAAAGATTTTGTTGTGTCTTAGCACCATCTTGACCAGTAAGAGCTTTTGAAAAATCTCTATTTACTTTTCTTCTAAAAGAAGCTCCAAGTCCTTTTACCTTTTTTAATTCATCTAAGCCTACAGCAAATGGATCAGAAATAATTTCTTCTTTTTTAAAAGAGAACCAGTCTGATGTATTTGTTATATCAATTATGTTTTGGTTATTGTCGTCTTCTTCGATAGAGATCATTTCTTGCCCCACTTTTTCATTTCATCTTTATAGTTGCCAATATCCAATGGATCTGGAACCAAGCCCCATTCGAGTCTTTGCTTTTGATGCTCAAACTCTTCGTCATCAATCTTTCTTCTTCCTGACAAAAATTTTGGCTGACCATCATAAATACCATAAGATCTGACTTCTCTAGCTAAAGCATCTATACGAGATCTGTTTCCCTTTTTAGATGTTATTGATAAGAAGTTGCCCTCATCATCTCCGATCCACCTTCCATCAGGCATCTCCCAGACATATATGCCTAGTGTGCTCTCTTCGTCAATAACTTTTGTGCTTAATTTGTTAAGGTCCATAGGATATCATTCTACCATCTTATACGACCAAAGTCCATATTTTGGTACAAGAATGTGACAAATTATATTGTTGAAAACACAACCCAGTCATTATTATAATATTGAGGAGCCGATTCGGTAATCGTAAGTGACGTATCTTCTGATCTAACCCCTGGTCTTTCAATATAAAGATTAAAATGGCTTAAAGCTTTAGATAATGCTAGTTCTGTTTGATATATTGCTAGACAATTATAAAGATTTGAGGGTCCAGAGCTATTAAAAGAAATATCTCCAGAAACTGGATTTGAAAATACCAATACAATATGACTCATATTGTCAACATTTAATAGATTAGATATATTTGTTTGTGCTGTCTTGTCTACGCCATTTATGTATATTTTTGATATATTAGTTTTAGATATTGTTCCAGAGCCATTCCAAGATAGGTTAGAAGCCGCATATGAGCCGTTTGCGACAGTTGATACTAATGTCGTAGCAGAAAGTGCAGAGGGTGTTAAAAACATCTCTATTGACCTTACAGCCTCATCTACGGGTATTTTAAAACCTCCTGTAGAAGATGTTTTAAGACCATTAGTTAAATGCCTTGAAAGTATTGGAAAGTTAAAAGATCCTAGGCTATATTCTTTATTTGAAGTTATTTTAAATCCATAGTTATCTGCATAAACATCTTTGTTGGCATAGAATCTAATTCTAAATAAAGATAACTTTGGTAAATATTTAGATGCGTCAGATGTTGACATTGTGATTTTAATATAAAGTGGTCCTGGTGTTGTTGCTGACTCTTTAGTATATCCTGGGACAGCCGCTCCGTTTACACATGGACTATATGTAATTCCATCTGAGCTTACCTCTACAGATATGCCATTATTACCACGCCACTCTATTTTAGAAGAAGATATTGGTAGTTGTAGCGGAACCATCAATAT